GCGCCGTTGGCCTTGCAGAAGGCTACCGCATCCTCTTTGCTGGTGATCTCCGGATGAGCGGCGAGTGCAGGGGCTTCTACATGGGCTGCTGCTTTCTTTGCATCGCTGTCTTCCGTCACGCGGACGATCTGGATAAGATGGCCGAACTCGGCGCTGGCCTCGATGATTCCCTGAATGACGGGATTGGCGGTCGTGAAGGTTGCGGGCCTGTTCTGCGGTCCGGCACCGATGCGTCCGCGACCGAACTCGGCCTTGAACCACGCCTTTCCGTCGTTGATGGGGAAATTGAGGATGGCCTGCGTCTGGCCATGAATACCATAAGTTTTCAGCATAGATGAATGATAAGATAAAAGTGGGGCGGGGATGGCCCGCCCCACGGGTTAGGGTTGATGTTTAGGCCCGGACGATGCCCTGGAACTTAACCCAGTCGTTCAGGTCGGTATCCCACTCGACGATATCGTTCTTCTTGAATCCGGAATCGGAATCGTCAGCGGTGAGGAAATACTTCAGCAGTTTCGCGGCAGCGGTGAGCGCGGAGCCGGAAGGCAGGGCCGAGACGCTGGAGAAGGAGGCGACGATGCCGCCGAGGTTCGCCTGCGTGATGGCGGTGCTGGCCGGGAGGACGAGCATGGAGTTGAACCCGTTCAGCGCAACGCAGTCGTACTTGCACAGGTTGTACTCCTTGGCTTCGCGGGCCTCGGCGGTCTTGGACATGTCGCGCTGGGTGGTTTTCTTGTTCACCATGTACGGACGGGTCGCATGACGGAGGTCCACAGCGACCATCGCCTCCTCGTAGCCGATGTCATTCAGCGTCGGGTCATAGATGAACTCGAAGGAGCCGAAGTTGTCACGATAGTTACGGACCTTGATGCCGTACTCGTTCACCTCGACGCGGCCCACATCCTTGTACTTGTCAGCGGAATTGACCAGCTTGATAAGGCGCTGCATGGCCTTCTTGCCGCAGAACACGGTCGCCTCGTCGGACTGGCTGTTGTCCGTGAACATGAGGGTGGACATGACCAGGAGGTCGTCGTCGGTCAGGACATTGCCGGACAGGGTGTAGAGCATGTTCAGCTGACGGAGAATACCGTTCTCGAAGTACACGGACTCGCGGTTGCCGGTTTCAGGCACATACACATCGACGCGGGCCTTCGTGCCGTTCCAGTGGGAGCGGGCGCACTCGCGCTTGAAGTTGTACTCGGCGTTGGCGAGAATCTTCTGCTTGGTGTGCGGGACCTTCTTGATCTGCTCTTCCAGAGCGTCGGTAATCACGCAGGTGACAATCTTCTTCTGGAGGAACACATCGAACTTCTCCGGCAGGTAGGTCTCGGACGCGACATGCATCTGAGATTCGGCGCAGGCCGTAGCCATGCTCTTGAACTCGGAACCCATAGCGATAGTGACGGAGGTCGCGGAACCCGTGGTGTTGAACGGAGGGTTGATGACCTTGAACTGGATATACTCGTTACTATCCTTGTGGTCAAGGACGAAAAGCATCAGTTCGCCGTCGGCGATTTCGCTGCCAGCATCGGATTTCTTGTAGCCGGCCACGCCCTTCACGATAACCGTGGAGAACTCGGTAAGGCACTCCGGATTGTCGAAGGAGGCGGCAGGGAGCTTCAGGACATTGGTCTGATAGTTGAACACGACGACGCTGGAACCGCCGATGGTCTTGCTGGTGTTGCTGCCAGCGGTGATGGCGACATCGCCGGGGGTGTCACCCGCACCGTTGAACACGGCATCGAGGTCGGTGGAGCCGGTGCGCCAGTGACCATGGACAGGGGAATTGACCTTGACGGGGCGGCACTGACGGGCGATGTAGGTCTCGATAGGGAACGCGAAAGGACGGAACTCGTCCACATCCTTGTCGTAGTCCTCCGCTTCAAGGCCGGCATCGCGGACATCGGTGGCGGTGGCCGCCTTGCCCTGGAGCTGGGTCTTTCCACCCTGCTCGTCGGTCTGGAGAGCCTCGTCAGCAGGACGACCGCCAGGGTTGGTGGAAGCATCATAGTTCTTCATATTGTCCGAGGGGTTGCCAGGGTCGGCAAGCTCCACCGGATCAACTGCCATTGCGAAACCGAGGTCTGCTCCCAGCAGAGCTGCGGCGACCACAAGCAGCGATGACAGCACGCTCATCTTGTGGGTTCTGAGGAAATTGATAGTGCCCATATAGATAAGATTTATGAGTGTTCTACTTGATACCGGCCCACGGACTTTCCTTCACAGGTCTCGGACTGCGTTCGCGGGTCGTTCCGCCCTGACCGCCCATGGGTGCGGGAGGCATGGCAACAGCGGCGTTGCGGTCTCTCCGCGTGGCCTCGATCTTGGCGTTACGGCCAGCCACCTCTCCCTCTGCCCGTGCTGACGCGACATCGGTGTCGTGGTTGATGGCATTCAGCGCGAGATCGAAGTCCTCCGCACCATACTTGTTCTCCATGCCGTTGAAGGTGATAGAGAGCAGTCGCATCATCACATCGCGCTTCTGCTCGATGGAGAGGCCCTTCGCGTCGCCCCATTCGTCCAGGGCGGCGAGGGATGCCTGCCAGTTGGCCTCGGCCTCGGCATTGAGAGCGTCGTTCGCCTTCTTGCGCTCGCGCCAGCCTTCGAGCTGGCCCTTGAAGTTCGCCTTTCCTTCCTCGGTCATGCCGAGGTCGTCACCGAAGGTCTCAACGAGGGCGGTACGGGGGTCGCCGGTCTCCAGCCAACGCTGAACGAACTCCGCGGCAGACGGATCGCTCATCATGAGCTGGGAGAGACGGGTATTGTTCTCGTCGTACTTCGCCTGTCTGCTGGCGTAGTCCTCCAGCTTCTCCTTGATGGCATCGTCAAGGTCGGACATTCCTTCTCCGGCTTCCGCTCCGATGTCGGGGAAGGTGCGGTCCGGATACCACTCGCGGGCCTTCGAGAGAAGGCTCTCACGCGAGGTCGGTTTGGTTTTTTTATCAGATTTTGCCATAGGGTAAATAGTTACTTTGCCTTAATCCGCTCAAAAATACCCCCTTCAAGCGGTGTGTACGGTCTATCTTTCCCAATTCCACTTTGATAAATCCAATCTTTTTCGCAAATTTGCGGTAAGGGACTATCGCCTTCTGATTCAATTCTGCCGATGAGGGACACAGAACTGAAACGGAAGAAGGCCGATGCCCTGTACTCCGTTTACAAGGAGGGCTTGCAACAAGGCCGGTACACATCGCTGTATGATGCCGGTCGTCTCGTCGCCCGCAGTCCAGCTCCCTGCTTCTTCATTTCAGCCAAGCGTGCCAGTCTCCTGATAGGCAGGATCAACGCGAAGATTTCCCTCATCAACCTGCACGAATCGTATCAGAGGATGGCGTGGCGGCTATGGTTCAACTACCAGCACTACCTCGACACACACCCAGGCAACAACCTGTCGCGTGAGCGCATACTGGAGATACTGGTGGACGAGCCTGCGCCGGAGTTCTATATATCGACGGACGGAGCGAGGAAACTGCTGAAAGAGCGGATAGAGAACACAAGGAGGGAGAAGGGATGGTGAGGATTGCAATCATACTGGTCCTCGTCCTGCTACAGGCCGTGTTCGGCATACCGGACTTCATGCAGGGCGGCCCTTACTGGGAGCGGGCGATCCTGTACTCGTTCTTCCATGCGAGCTGGTGGCACCTCGCCGTGAACTCGCTCGCCACATGGACGATATTCAATCCAAGACGCAGGACACCGCCGGCGCAGCTGGCGACGGCTTTCCTCATAGCCGTCCTCGTCTATCCCCTGTCGTTCCGTCCCGTGATAGGGTTCTCCAATGTCCTGTACGCCTACCTCGGACTGCGGACACCCGCCATTACCGACCGCTGGTGGAGACGACCGGAGGTCATTACCTTCCTCGCCGTGACCGTCGCCCTCGTCCTCGTCCCGCGATTCAGCGCGACAACGCACATCGCGGCCTTCGCCCTGGGCATGGGCGGTGCTGCACTCAAACGAAAGTATAACGACCTGACAAGTGATTTCCGACGCTACTTATAGGGAGTTCATCGCAGAGAACGAAAAGCGGTGGAAGCGGTTGCGGGCAGAGTATGACCCCGTGACCGGCGAAGGCATATCCGCTTTGACCGGTCTGAAACGGGTCAAGCTGGAGATTCCAGATTTCGCCATACCCGTCCAATGGGTGCCGGAGTCCATGATGAAGAACAAGCTCGTCAAGGAGATACGGAGGGCGGGGAGCATCGAGGAATACATAGCCACAAAGAAATGGAAGTACGGCGCACCTGACAGGCTGGAGGTGGAGAGACGGCTACGACGGATACGGCACAAGCACGATTTCGTTCACTGGGCCTATTTCTGCATCTGGATCAAGCACAAGACAGCGAAGAAACGGGTGCGTTTCGTGCTGAACCTTCCCCAGCTGATAGTGCTGGCGATGTGCGAAAGGATGCGGGCGCAGGGCCTACCGATATCGCTCATCATATTGAAGGCCCGTCAGTGGGGCGGCTCCACCTTCTGCTTCTTCTACCAATGCTGGCTCCTGTTCAAGTGGAACGAGTTCCACGCCTTCGCCATAGCAGCGCATGTGTCGTCAGCGTCCGAAACTATCCTTGCCATGCTCAAACGGAGCATCGAGGACTATCCGGCATGGGACCTGGGCCTGCCCGACGGGACGGAGCTTCGGCTGGTGGCGACGGACAGCGCAGGACACGAATACGCCATCAGGGACCAAAACAACAAGCAGGTACTGGAAGGGCATATCTTCATCGGTTCTGCCGAGAAACCGAACACGCTCCGTTCCAAGGATATCGCGGGTGCGCACTACTCCGAGGTGGGCCTGTGGCCGAACACTCCCAACAAACAGGCAGACGACATCATTGCGGACATCGAGGGCGGTATGACCGACGACGAGGATTCGATGCGCGTCATGGAATCCACGGCCAAGTCCTCCGACGACTACTTTGCCGACACATGGCGGTCGTGCGACGACGGGAAGGGCGGCTATGAGCAGGTGTTCGTGCCGTCCAGGGACATCATCTTCGACAACAGGAAGATTGACGACCTGCGCGAGTTCGTGGACTGGCTCGTCACTCACAAGGACGAGGACACACCCAACGGCAAGTGGCGCGACACGGGCAAATACTACTGGTGGCTTTGGGAGATCGGCTCGACGCTGGAGCATATCAACTGGTATCGCTACCGCCGTCTGCGTCTCTCATTCGCGAAGATGTGCAACGAGGCACCGGAGACACCTGCGCAGGCGTTCTTCACCGCCGGCAACCATGTGTTCGACCCGTTCCTCGTCCATGAGAAGTCCCTGCGCTGCCGTCAGCCGGCGTTTGTCGGCGACCTCGTTGCCGAGGGCGAGAAGGGGCAGGACGCATTGAAGGACATACGCTTCATACCGAACTCCACGGGCGACCTCCGCATCTGGGAGAAACCAGACGATTCGCCAGTCAGCAACCGCTACATTGTCATTCTCGACCCTCGGAGGGGTGCGAGCGACGGAGCCGACCCCGCGTGTATCACGGTTATCGACCGCCTGCTGATGATGCAGGACTTCGGACTGAACGGGAAGCCTGGCGTGGTCGCGGAGATGAATTACAAGGCAGACCCAGACACGCAGGCTTACGATGCCATGCGCCTCGCCAAGTGGTACAACGATGCCCTGCTCGTCATTGAATCCAACACCATGGAATCAATGAACGCCGAGCGCAACAACGGCATAGACCCCTTCGAGTATATCCTCGACATTGTGTCCGGCATATACACGCACCTGTATATGCGCCACAACGGAGAGGAAAACATCAAAGACAAGACAGGGCAGAAATGGGGATTCCATACCAACTCCAGCACCAAGCCGAAGATTATCAACTTCATGAAGGAGTGCCTCCGCGACGACCTGTGGGACGAGCCGTCCGCGCTCTGCTGCGCACAGATGGCATCCTACATGGAGGACCACGGAAAGACCGACGCGGAACACGGCAAGCACGACGACGCGGTGATGTCCCGCGCCATCGGCCTGTGGATATGCTACAAGGAAATGCCCGCTCCCTCATGGATTAAGAAAGCGCAGCCGGAGGACGAAACCGTCATACACGGAGACGACCTCGGCCTTACGAGATTATAACCAAAACAAGACTATCATGAACATTTTCAAGAGAATTTTCCGCTGGCCGGCCATGCTTTTCGTCACGCTCTATGCCCGTCTCATATACAGGCAGGGCGTGGATGCCGCGGAGAGACGGCACCAGGTGGAAGGGAATACGATCTACCTCGCATCAAAGACCTTCCACCCTGACAGGCTCGTCACATACAGCAAGGCCCAGTTCAAGATGCAGAAAAGAGCCTTCGGCGTGGCCGCACGCCTTCTGACGATGAACACGCTGAAAAGCGGGTGCTACTACCACACCGCGGACAGGTACGGCAACAACGGCCTCTCTCCCCGTGATAGGGCGATACGAAGGAAGGCGTTCGTCAGGGAACGCCTTCGCCTCGCAGGTCTGGTAAGATAGACTTTGGGTGTTGGTATAGAATTAAGAAGAAGGCATCGGATAGGCAGGAGCCGCCGGTGCCCCAGGCTGGAGTGCCGCTTCCGGCGCGGCCCCCACGGGAACACCGTTCTGCTCCGCTGATTCGATTTCGGCCTGACGAGCCTGCCGTTTCTGCAGAATCTTATCCACATACGGCTTACTGCTGGCCTCCAGGTATTCCTCGAAGGTGATGAATCCCGCCTGCAAGAACATGAGAAGGTCCTGCTCCTGCATTTCGCGGAAAACGGGAGTGTCCGCGCTTTCCTTGATACGCAGGTCATATTCGAGGTCGCCCACCTCGTTAAGGTTGAGCTTGTTCATGTCGAAGATGCTGTCGATCTGACCCGCAATCTTCTCAAACCGCGCCGTGTCGTAGAACATGCAGATATTCTTCATCTTCTTGTTCAGCACGGACAGGACGAAGTTGTGGAACTGCTCCATGAGGGCGGCGATAGGCGTGGACGCATTTGCGCTCATCTGGGCGTACAGGGTTCCCGATGTGCCGGAGTTCGGAGTCTTGCCCTGCAACGCACCATTGACGGGCGAGCCGGCATCCATGAGGCGCGAATAGGTGGCGAGCAGTCCGCTCACATCGAAGGTCTGCGCCACTCCGTTGAACTGCTTCGGCATCAGTCCCTCCTGTCCCGGTTCGAGGTCCACATACACGATATCGTCAATGCTGGCCCACGCCCTCGCGAACTCCATTTCCGTCAGCTTGTCGCCCAGGAGTTTGCGCGGAACGACCGTAACGCCCTTCGCCTGCGCACGGACGAGCCAGTCATGCAGGACGACCGCGCGGTTCATGGCGATATTGTGGTCAATTGCATCGTTCATGTAGCCGACGATCCTGCCGTCGAGATAGGAGAAGATGCAGAAATTGAACGGGTGCGAGCGGTCTGCGTAGGGAGATTCGCCCTCCCACAGGATAGTCCCGTCAGGGGCGAGGAAACGGCAGTACCAGTAAGTATCGACGAAGAAGCCGTTGCGCTCCGTCTCGTCCTTTCCGTAGCCGTCGCCGATGATGTACGGCACATCGTTCTCGTCCCAACCGGACTGCACGGCGAGTTTCCTGCGACGCTCGTTCTCGGTTTTGATCAGCTTTCGGTACTCCTTGTCGTCGGCCTCGATGATTTCCTCGGTGCCGGCGTTGGTGTCGTGCAGCCGTATCATCGCCCTGGTCTCCTTCGTCCACACCTCGCACACGAAGCACCTGGTGGGGTCGGACGAGCGCATGAACAGGATATTGTCGTCCTCGAACCGGTCTCCAAAATCGCGGGATTCTTCCTCCTTGAACGGGACGGACTGATTGGCGTAGATTTCTTTCAGGACTGGGTAGTCCGACGGCTTGCGGGCGAACATGGCGCAGATGTCCTCGAACGAGCCGTAGAAATAGCGTCCGACGATGGAGAAGTCCCAGAAACGGGGGTCCACTCCGTCGCCGTCGAAAAACGCATGATTCGGGTTGATGTACTGCGTCCAAGAATCCAGCCTGCGGTTGGGGCCGTGCTTGTCGTCGTAGGATTCGTAGGATATGGCGAGGCCGCCGATGCAGAGTTCGCGGAGCCATTTCATGTAAAGCTCCGGCATGACATTCTTGTCGCAGTTTGCCTGTAATGCCTCCGTGACGATTTCGCCGTACTGCTGCTCATCGCGGTCGATGGCGTGGCAGACGGGTTCGTTCTTCTCCTTCACCATCACGCCGGCGATGGTATCAACCCGATTCTTGATCTGGTTGGTCTGAATGACGACATTACCCGTGGACATGAGATACTGGCGGTAGGTCATGGATTTGCCGTTCACGGTGATAGTGTCGGCCCACTGGTCGCCGTCGTAGAAACGATGCGCCCTCGCCCGTTGCTGACGGAACTCGTCGAGATTCTGCCATACCGTCTCGCAGCGGTGGAGCATTTCGACATCCTTATCCTTGACGCGCAGCTCTTTCTTGCGGACGCGCACGGAATCCATTTCGGCGGTTGTCGCGTTTCGTTTTATGAGTCGTTCGGCCTTGAACATAAAGAAAAGTTCACTTTATGTTGCGAATCTGATAAAATGAACTTCCTTTCTTGGTCTATCTTTCCCAATCGGATGCCGTCAGAAGTTGTATCCGAATGTGATGCCCGCACCTGCGTATGGTTGCAGTCCCTGGGGCGTGTAGCCGACACCGACCTGCGGCCCTACGGTGAACGACCACCGCTTTCGGTACGGCTGGGTGATGATGGTCTCCCTCTGCCTTATCCAGATGTCCGTCAGCTCCGGCTGGAATCCTCGGATCGTGGCGCGGTAGTCCTCGCCCGTGTAGGTCTTTTCCTCTATGGGTATCTCGACGAGGACGGAATCGCGCACCGCCGTCGTGTCGTGAACTGCCAATGTGTCATGCACGGGGAGAAAGACGAGCTTCGGAAGGACTGGTTTCGTCTCCGGCTCCGTGATGGGCGCAGGAATCCACTTGGTTATGGTCACGGTGTCAGGCTTTCCCGCTGGTACGACGGAATTGTTTCCGACATGCAAGCCGACCCGATATCCGACGACCGCCATGATTACGGCAAGAAGGATCGCCCAGGCGATGAGTATGTATCCGGCTTGTCTATTCATTCTCGCCACGCTCCACATTTCCGAGCCTGTCGGCCCATTTCTCGGTGTAGAAGGAATAATAACTCACTCCCCTGCTCCTGTTCCACCACACCGCCCACAGGAGGGAAGGAAGTCCGATTACAAGGAGATATAGCGGTCCGAGGTACAGGGACTGGACGGCATGGCCGATTTCGTGTTGCTCGGTCCGTCCGGTGTAGTCCTTGAACTTCTCGCTTACGATGATGTACCGCCCCAGGGAGATACCGCCGCGCATCCTGCTGGCGTAATAGAGGGCGTGGCCGTCAAACTCGAAAGAGCCTTCCGGCTGGAGGGCGAGAACGAACAGGATGCCCACGATGTTCTGCGGGAGCTGCCAGATGTAAAGGAGTATTTCGATGACTTTTTTCATGGTCGTAAATTTCATGGCAGTAAAAAAGCGGGGAGATTTCACAACCGCCCCGCTCACACAACAATTCTAAACACAAAACTTAACAACATTTACCTCGATTATGGTTACCTCACAATTAGGTCTTTGGATTCGCACCTCTGCGATCCTGTGGACGAATACAGGCCGATATGCACCCATTTCGTCTTGCCCTGTGTCTCCCACAGGCACTGGTCGAACTTGATGCGGTTCTTTGCCAGCCACTCCTTTACGAACTTGCCGAACTCGTCTATCTTGCCGTTGGCAGGCTGGAGGTCTGCGGCGTACCCCTGCTTGTGTGCGGAGGTGGATACACCGCCGACGGCCTTGTTCAGGGCATCGCTCCGATAGCCGGACGAGCATTTTATCGGACTGCCCCATGCGACGCGCAGGGGTTCAAGTATCTTCGCCGTCAGCTCGGATAGGTGCGCGACCACCGTGAACGAAGGGAAGTTGTCAATCTTCTTCTTCGTCGCCACATCGGAGGCGCACAGCTCCTTCAACGAGAAATACTTGAACTCTGCCATTGATTATCCGTTGCTTCTTGACCTCATTTCGGATTCCAGTCTCTCGACCTTCTCCTTGAGTGCCTGGTTCTCGAACTCCAGCTGGGTGACGCGCTTGTCGCTTTCCATCTTCGCCTTTGTCACCTCCAGCAGTTCCTTCCGGACGGCGCTCAATTCCTCACCCTGCTGCTTATAGAGTGATTCCATGTCGTTGATCTGCTTCTGCAGGGACTCGAACCTCGCATCCTTGGCCTCGACCGCGGCCTGTTCTGCCCTGGCCCAATACTCTTTCTTCGTGTATCGGAAGAAAATAAACTGGAAGATATTCAACCCTCCGAACAGGGCGGCAAGTATTCCAAGAAGCGTTTCGTTCATTTTGAGCAGTTTTTAGTTTCCAATACGAAATTAGGGACGGATAACCGTCCCTATGGTCTATCTTTCCCAAACTATCGCAGTTTCGTGGCGTATCTGGATTCGTAGTCCACATCGACCCAGGAGATGCGCTCCGTCGGTGCGAGGGATGCGCGGATGAACAAGCGGAACATCTTGTACGACCCGCCGCGCAGGGACGGAAGGAGCTTCCAGTGCATGCCGTCGAACGAGCCGAGAAGAAGGTACTGAACATCGTTGCGGTTGTAACGGCCACGGATGCGTATGCTCTTGATCGCTTTGCGCACATCTGGTTCTTCGAGGTCGAAGGACCGCGTGATGATGACGCAGGAGCGTATCTTGGTGGTGTCGGTGTCGGTCAGATAGGCCGCATTGTCAATCACCGTATCGAACTTATAGAGGTCGTCGCCGATGGAGACGAGACACTCCGGATAGCTGTTCAGCACGACGACGGCACCGGAGGTCGTTGCCATCTTGTGCCAGGTCTCCGTCTCGAACATATAGACATACTGGTACGCCTTCGTAGCGTTGAAGAAGATGAGACGCTTACCCGTGTAGTCAAAGGCGATATGGCAGCTGGCCATGAACGACATGAACGGCGTGCTGTCCGCGACGAATCCGGAACAGGCAGACGGTATCATGTTGTTCAGGGCGGTGTCGAGGACATACTGCCTTCCGATCATGTTCTTCGAGATATCCGTGATGTTCATGCCCTGCAGGAGCATAACGCCCTTCTTCGTGACGAAGAATATTCCCTGCTCGATTGCAACCAGCGCAGTCTTTGACAGGAGGACATCGCGGCTGACGACCGAGATGGCCCCAAACCCTCCGTCGTCCCTGATGGCGGGCGACACGATTCCTTCCTCCGTGAACACATACACGGCGAACTGGCCGACCTGCCCCTGGGAGAGCGGGTGCGTGATTGCCGCCATGTTAATCACCTTCCCGTCGAACGAGACGATATCGGTCGTGTCGAACACGAACGGATTCTCGAACTTGGATATGACAAGGCTGTTTCCATAGTCGTATGTCGCCTTCTCCGTCGCCGGCGTGTCAGATGTCGATGCGAAGGACGGAGCCGTGCCGAATCCGACGAAAGCGTAGGCGATATCCAGTTCGGCACTCGGCTTCATGGCGAGGGATACCTTGCTCGTCGTACCTGCTACTGTTCTGAATATATCGACAAGGTAACATCTCGAATCCGGATATGATATCCATGCGCAGAGACTTTCAACCCTGTTCGTGCTTGAACCGACGACAAGATTCGTATTCGTCCTTGCGGATATAGTTTCGTTTCCGGAAACATCCCTTGAACGGACGATGCACTCTCCGTTGGAGCCTCGGATATAATAGACGAAACGATAATTGCCGCCAGTCCCGCTACCCCATTTCGAGGACGGGAGAAAAGCGTACCCGTGTGATAGTTCCTGCGATGCCTGTCCCAGCATGAGACGCTTGTTGTAGGTATAGAGGTCCTTCGCCTTGGTAAGGTGCATGCTTCCAGGTGTCTCCTTCAACGCCTCCTGTGTCATGAGCCAGTCGGCAGAAAGATTCAGGTCGCTCAATGTGACATCACCGGACAGAGCCTTGAACTCATCGACAGAATATGACTTGACAAGGAAGGTCGTCTGATACTTTTTGACCAGTTCTTCCTGGTTATCCACCATGTGATAAGGATCGAGGCTGAAGTTATAGACCGAGTAATATCGGCTCATCATGTGATTGCCTTGCGCATCTTCCGAATCTTGATCCACATACTCACTATTGAACTGGGTACGGAACTTCGCCGCGTTCCGAAGGACTGGGAACATCTGCGGAGATACGAATATATCCACGCCAGTAACGATATCCTTCCAGTCGTCGAATATCGTACTCGCGCTTCCCCTGTTCAGGCATACCGAATATGCCTCGGCAATATCCACGAAATTCCATGCCCTCAAAAGTTTCGGCGTATCTGCGGAATTGTTCGAGTACCACTCGGTAAACACCGACTTGATGTCGATGAACTTCGATATGTCGCCACCGAGCATTACGGGTATCGACTGCGCATATACCGTCCCGTCATACAGGCGTACCGCATATCTGACGAACATCGGGAACACGGCCTTACCCGCCTGCATCTTCTCATAGACCTGCTCATCGACATATTTCCAGATTTTATCCAGCAGTATGTTCCAGAAGCCGTTGTCCTCACTGGTTTCAAAGACATAGCGCGTGGCCGAACTTCCGTAATCTTCCGTCTCTCCAGTGGTCGAGTGCGGAATGGACGGCGGGGTTAGTTCCCAGTTGGTATCATAATACGCACCGCCGTAGTCATCATAGGGCGGTGTCGCAGGTGTCTGCGCATCCCAATCAACATTTGCGTTCACCCTCATCTTCGTCATGTTACCGATGCGGAAGGATATCTGCGGGATCGGAATCTGATTGCCCAGGTACTTGTATGTCGTGCCGGTCCACAGGGCGTAGTACATCTTCGCGCTGGAGGCGACGATGAGCGTGTTACCGATGGACTTGATATCAGACAGCGTTTCTCCAGTTCCGAGCGAAAGGATGCTGGAAGGAACACCACCGGAGTAATACTTCACGGCCTGCCCGTCAATGCCTATCATGTGTTCATAGCTCCCCCACTTGTGGATAAAGATGAACTTGTCAGGCTCGTCCCCAGCGTCGCAGTAGCTGGTAGTCAGGTTCTGCGGTGCCAGCGTCGGGGCGAGTTCCCCTTCTTCGAGGTGGACATTAAGGCTTTCCGCACACCCACCGTCCGCGGTCATGCGGTCGGAGGGTCTGCGGGAGATTCCTCGGAGTTGTATTCTCTTGATAGGCATGGTTACTTGATGTTAGAAATTTCCTGTATCATTTCCTTTCGTACCGCATCCTGTTCCTTCATGAGGGCCTTTCGGTCCTTCCTGTCGGTCGTCACCTTCAGTTCTTCGTTGAAATACTTGAACTGGGACTTGTAGGAATCGTAGATGTTCATGATCTCGTAGTCCTCGCTCTCGAAGATTCGGTCCAGCTTGTCGTCGTCGCCGTTCTTCCGGTAGGTGTTGATGAGCTTCTTCGTATGCTCGGCCTCGGCCTTGTAGTAGTCGAACAGCTCCGTGGTATGCACATTACGATAGCGCTCGTCGTTCACGGTGAGGATACGGGACAGGAACGGAGTGTTGCGGACGGAGAAGTCCTCGCCCAGAACCTGTCCGATAGTACCGCGATAGAACTTGCCCAGCGTCGTACCCGCACCACCAGTCGCACCCTGGAGGATATGCTCGACGGCGGCAGGGTTGATGTTCAGCCAGCCAGCGTCGGCGTAGTCGCCTCCGGAGAGCCAGTTGGCGAACTGGGACAGGAGGACATACACCCTGCCCGTACCCTGGTAGGCCGTCTGGAATTTCGGAGTGCGCTTGCGTTCCTCGTCGGACAGGTAACGGAGATCGTTGAAAATCTTCGACCCCTTGTAGTCCCTGTTCAGGGCCACCTCGACGATGGGAACGACCGCGGACGGGGCGATTGCAGAGATACCGCCGGCAGGATTGAGCGGGGCGATATCGGACACGGAGGCCAGCACCTCGGTAAGGATGCTACGATGCGGCTCACGGCCCATGGCGTGATTGACGATCATGTCACCCAGGGCGTAGAACACGCGGGCCTCCTGCGGAAGCGCCCACTTGAAGTAAGTGCCGCCACCGCCCAGCAGGAGGTTGTTCCTGCGCTCATAGTCGGGGATGTCGAGGTAATCATCATCGTCGTCCAGCAGTGCATGGAGAGCGGCCTGTACGACACCGAGTGCGAGGTATCCGGCGGTCCAAAGTCCCATCTTGGACGGGTTCTTCTTGAACAGGCGGTACATGGCGTTCAGACCCTGCGTGGATGCGTTGAAGAACATGATGAACCGACGGCCATATACAGGGAGCCAGGACGCACCCACGACAAAGGCTTTCTGCAGAGGCGTGAGCTTCTTGCCGTCCTTCGTCCGCAGTCTTCCGGCCTCCTTGAACGAGATTGCCTTGCCGCTGCCCTTGCGGTTGAAGTTCACCGTGAGTTCCTTCGCGTCGTTCACGGATTCCTTAATGTCCTTCCCGCTCTCACGGGAGGTCATGAAGGCGGCAAAACGAGTCATTTGCTCGATTGCCTCACCGAAAGCCTGCACTTTCTCGAACGCACCCTTGACGGCCTGCATCGCCTTCTTCTGGTCTCCCGTGTACTTGCGCAGTTCCAGTTCCCATTCCTCGTTGTTCTTCAAGGTGGTGTAGCCTGTGACACCGCCGTTCTCGACAAACTCCTTATATAGGCGGTCCAGACGCTCGTCGCCCAGCTCTCCGCTGTCGAGTTTCTTCTTTAAAGAGTATGCACCGCCCTTCGCGCCAGGAGTGAGGGTGCGGAGCAGCAGGGAACCGAAATTCTTGCGGAAAGCCTCGTTGTATTCGCCATCCTCCTTCACATTGACGGACATGATGGCAAACAGGGCATCCCTCTGGGCGTTGGAAAGCCAGAACTCCGGATTATAGCTGGTGTTGATGCCGGAGAACCAGCGGAGAATCTTGCCGAACACCTTCTGATAGTCCGTACTCATCTCCACATTAAGCTCGTTGTTGATGGCCTGCGCAGCGCGAGGATTGCCGTTGATATACATCATCATGTCACGGCCACCCACCTTGAACTTGATTACATGGGAGGTTTTCTGACTGTCGTCGATATGGATCACGCTGCCCTTGAGGTTGAGCTTGCGACCGCCCTTGAAAGCGAATCCAGCCTTTGCCTCGTCCTGCATCTGCTTCTCCCAGTCCTCATAGGCCCTCTTTGCATCCTCTCCGCTCAAATCCTCCTTGAACGGAGGATAGACGGGCGTGAAGATGCGACGACCGAACTCGTCCACGCCAGTATTCTTGTACCACACCTCGGAGATTGTCACAAGGTCATTGTCCGAGCGGTTGGATACGAAGTAGTATAGGGCCAGCTTGGTCTCGTTCTTCATGTCGGCGGCGATACCGCTGGAGGCCATGGAGCCGATATAGCCGAACGGGGATTCGGCCTCGGTCTTACGGCCCTTCGCCTTCAGGAGCGGAGGCGTGAAGTCGTTGCGCTGGTCGGACTGGTAGTAGTCGTACATGTCCTCTGCGGTGTTGTCTGCGAATCCGCGCAGGGGAACATAGTATTTGAACATACCGCTGACCGCGTTATATTGCTCACGGCTCATCATGTTTGCGTCGTACTGGTGTTTGAGGGTGTGCTTGGTCGCGCCGTTGATGCGCTTCCACAGCTCCTTCACGGCCTCGTCGTGGCCGTTCTCGAACTCGTCCACCTCCTTCTGGGCGGCTTCCTCGGTAGCGGCCATGTCCACCTGCTCCCGTCCGTCCTCGTCCATGTAGGTAAACTTGGGGTGACGGGCCTGCAGTACGCGGGCCTGGTATTCTTCCTCGGATTCCACGCCTTCCATGAACGGCTCAATCGGATCGTACTCGGAATACATGGCGGTCAGACCGCCGTAGTCCTGCTTGCGCAGTTCCAGGTACTTCACATCGGAGCCGGCATCAATCGCAGCGAGGTGCTTGTCGAGCTTCGCGTCCTCCTTGGCGATGAGGACCTTCTTCGTGAGGTCGTCTATCTTGTCGGAGTTCTCGATGGCCTTGATAGCGTTGTCGTGAAGGTCGCGGTAGAACTCCCGTGCGTCACGCTTGGCAAACACCTCGTTACGCTCCAGGCCGTGCTTGATCATGACATACCGCTCGATATCGTGCAGGTCGCAACCCCTCTCGTCCATGAGGGAACGGATGGCGGCCTGCATCGGCACCCAGTATTCGCGCTCGAACTTCTCAATTGCGGCGAGGCCCTTGGAACTCTGTTGGTTCAGGGCGAGGCGCACATCCTCGAAACTCTTGGCGGCCTTGCCGGTCGCCTTCTCGATGGCGTTCACCAGCTGATGCACGGCATTGTCCTTGTCAATCCAGGTCTCGCGCAGTCGGTTGAGCCAGTACAAGACATCTTTGTTATAGATTCGTGCCGCAGGTGCCAAAGTCTGGTCGGCAATCCTGTTGCGGGAGAGCTGGACGGCAGCGTATTTTTCGGCCTGCTGTTTCAGCGTGAATCCGAGGGCGTTCGCGACGACCTGACGGTGGGCCTCCACCAGCGGGTCGGTCTCATGGTTAGCCATGGCAGACTGCACCATGAGCCACTTCACATCGCGTATGGAAAGCGGGACATTGATTCCAACCTTCGCCAGCACCCTGCGCAGGGCATCGCGAATGATATCCCACACATTACGGCGGTATTCGTCGTAGTCTATGGTCTCGGAGGTCTCGGCCAGCCATTCCTCGGTGGACTCGAACATGGCCTCCTTGCCGACCTCTCGGATTACATCATTGGCCGTGAACCGCTCGACGGATTCCACGATGTTGCCACCATACTTTGTAACTGCGTCGTTCGCGATCTTGTTGCGGACGGCCTTCGGCAGACTGCGGAACAGGTCAAGGCAGAACTCGCGCATATTGTCGTTGCCGATGAGCCTGCGCAGTCCGTTGTGGCCCACGCCCTCATGCAGGACGGTACGCACCGCATCGTCGTTGTCGCGGCAGTGGTCCAGGCAGACATACATCTTGCCGTCCATCCAGCGTCCCGCCAGCGGTTTCCCGTTGAACATCATCTGCGAGGAAGGACGGAACTCGATATCCACACCGAACTTGCGGGCGGTCTCGCTGGCGGCGAGACGCTTGGCACCGGTGCTTTCGTTGTAGGCGACGGGCGACGGCTCGGACTGCTCGCCAGAACGGAACATCAGCTGGCCCTGCATGACGGATTCACGCATTTCCGGAGTGATGCGGACAGCGTGCATGGTCCGAGCGTCGGGTTCGACATTCGGAAGGTAGATGTCCTCGACCTTCACACCCCACTTCTTGCCGTACTTGTTCATGAAGCGAGGCAGGATTTCATCGTAGAACCCCTTCATGCCCTCGCCACCGACGAGAAGATTATCTCCGTCAATATCGTCGTCCACATCCAACTTCATCATTCTGACGGCCATCTCCTTTCCTACAACCGCATCAAGCGTCTGCCCGTCGAACTCAGAACTCTTGGAATATGCAATTTTGCCGTTGTTATCGACGCGAAGAACCTCGGAGAGGTCACCGCCCGTAAACGCAAGCTCGAACTCCTTGTATCCGTCAGAATCCTCGTTCCTTGTGATGTAGGAGAGAGCCTTCCCAAGGCTGTACCGTCTGGCCTGCTGCTCTCCACCGGTCCATGCAAGGTAGTCATACCCTTCCTCGGCGGCGAGACGGAGCATGCGCTTCATGGCGAGTTCCTGCCAGTTCTTCTCGAACGGTGCGGCCTCGATGCCAACGCGGGTTTTCTGCAAATCCATAATACGCTGGCGAACTTCCTCCGAGTGCCTCATGGTCTCACGATCTTCCTCCGTGACCTCCGGCCAGCCGCCCCAGTTCCCAGGATTGAAGATACCAGCACCATACTTTTCCCTCATTGGTTCGGTAAGCGACTTATATTCGCCCTGCAGGTTGTAGAGTTCCTGTTCCTCCGCTTCGGTCAGTTCACGCTTATAACCACCTCTTTCCTTTTCCTCCTGGGTTGCTTTCTCCTTCCAGTCATCGCCGTATTTTCCAATCATTCGACGCTCAAACACATCTCTTGCCTCCTGATGGCGTTTTGACTGAATTTCATCAATGACAAGCACGCGGTTATACTCCTTGCCCCTCGGAAGTCCGTATTCCTGGCTAAGATTGCTGATGGTAAGATATGCGTTCGCCAGTTTATCGTTCACCTCATCGAAACGCTTGCCTATCAGCATCTGATTGTCCAAGGCGTAAATTGCTTCGTCTCTCGCCTGGATAGCGTGCCGCAGCTGAACGCCGAGCTTGTATTGCTCGTCCTCGTCCATGGGCTTGTCGGTATTCATAGATACCGCATCGCCAAACCGCACCCAGGCAACGGCACGACCTTCGCCGGCATCGCCGAAATGGATTGTGTCGCCCTCATTCCAAGGATTGATACTGGGAACGGTCAGGGCGATTTCACGCTTGTTATCAAGGCCGTGCGTCGTATAGGACAGACGCATACCATTGATTTTCCTCGTGCCATCGTAGTCGCGGAAGAACTCATCTTCTTCGATGTCCCACGGAGAGATATTGTACGAGATTTCAAAATTCTCGTCAATCCAATAACCAATATCAAAGTCCTCTCCGTACCGCTCAACCATCTGTTCATGGACCCAATAATCCTGCTCATCGCGGCTTTCAAGGCTCGGATACTCGTCAGAACGGATAATCTCATTGATTTCCTCCTGCAGTTCTTCGAGGCTCTTGCCACGACCAATTTGTTCGCGGACATCTTCTTCCATGAGCTTACTCACATTGACATCCTCCGCGTAGTCCTGTTCCTCAATCTGAATCCTGTTCTGCGCGATGTAGTCCAGGACCTCCTGCTTGGTCAGGGTCTTGCGGTCGGAGGCTTTCAGCCAGTCGGACAGGCCAATCCATTTGTCCTCTCCGGCTTTCAGGCCGCCCTTGCCCTCAATCATCTTGAGCCACTGCTGGGGCGTAGCCTTCTCCATCTGGATCGCATTGACCGCGGACTCCGCATTGGAGATGAACATTTCCACGCCGGCGGTGCGGAACCTGTCGTGACCGACGATGCGCAGATCCTCATCGGAGAAGATAACCACGCAAGGGCCGTCCCTTCGCCCGTCATAGGTCATACCTACAAATCCGGCCTTACGGAGGATTTCGGAAGTTTCCTTCTTTGCTTGGAGTGTGTTACCGAGAGCATCTTCCAGTCGTTCGCGGATTTCAAGGCCGGCGTACTGCTCGCGCTCAATCACATTGGCGAGTGTCTGGAATCCCTGTGGCAACCAGTTCGAGCCGTGCAGGGTGCGGTCGAGCTTGCTTTCGGGAATTTCACGGACGACTGCGGCGATGCGCCTGCGCCCGTCCTTGGAGAGCGTCCGCATTTCGTCGATGTAGTTCTCGCCCGTATCTTCTGGAATCTCCACGGTGTACAGGTGCCGCCTGTTTCTCAACTCGTCTTTCTGCCGTTCGAGATCGGCAATGGCGTTGTTATACAGGTCACGATTCAAGAGACGACCGATAATGCCATGATTCCTATACTCCAGTCTCTGATAGTCCTGCATGTATCCAAGCTCGCGAATCTGCATTTCGATTGCCTCATCGCTACCTCCCAGCTTCCGAGCATACTCGCGGCCCTTATCTTCGCTCAAAGTGACATAGTGTCCGTAGCCATGAGCCATCGCACCCTCGCCCTGATAGGCGTGAGAAAGGTCGAATCGGTCAAAGTCGGACTTTGTGCCATGATATGCGACGCGGTTGCGACCACGCCCAGGGCCGGACGGGTTGTTATCCCGCCACAGGTTGTATGCGATACGGGCGGGTGCGCCTGCGGCCTTCTTCGGAGGAAGGATTTCAACGCCACGGTTGGCGAGGATATCCAGCAGTCCAGGAGGGACGATATCGAAGGTAACGCCGGTAGCGGCAAACTCCTTCTGCCAGTCGTCGGCCACCGTCTCCCACGGAACGATGCGCACGGGTTTGTCCCAGCGGGACAGGATGAGGTCGCCGCCGTTCCAGGCGTGCCGTCCGACGGACTTCACGGCCTTTTCAGCGTGGTATCCGCTCGTCAGCTCGCTGGTGGGATAGAGCGTTTCGATGAAAACGAGGTTTTTCCGTTTCCATGCGCCCGTGAACTGCCTGTTGATGAGGGAAGGACGGATATGGATGTACGGATTGTAGTCCACGCCGTCCACGCTTCCGAGTTTGTCAGGCTTGCCGAGGTTGATCTTGCCGTCCTCGGTCGCCATGTCGGGATTTTCCTCGGCCTGCTCCCACCTGTCGAAGGTGAAAGGCGAGGTAGGCACGCTCTTTCTGCCCTTCCTGCCGAGCTTGCCGGCCATGGGAGAACCCAGGGAGCCGTCCTTGTTCAGGACGACATTTCGATAGCCGGTCTCCTTGTCTCCGCTCTCCAGCCGTTCGATGGTCGCAGGGTCGGTGACAAATTCGTAGGAGACGGAATCTTCCTCTAAATCTCCCCCTTCTCCTGCATTATCTGATACAGCTCCCTCGTCGCCTCGTCCTGCGGAAGTTCTCCCGTCTCGTAGTACCTGTCCAGTTCCGGAGTCCCCGACAGCTCTGCGCTCCGCATTTCGCCTTTGCGCACCACGGATGCGGTCGCTTCTGAACTCGTCGTAGAGTTCTTCGTCAAATCTTTCAGATTCTTTTTCTGGCTCATATCCGATTTCGTTTAATACCTTGTCAATGCCCTCCGCAAGTTCGGGCAGGTTGGCCCTCACTTCGTCGAGGAAGTTCCACATGATGCCGTTCTCCATGAACTGCGACATTTCATGTGTCACCATTTCCTCACGGATCGCCTTGTCGGAGTATTTCTTGCCGCCAAGTTCTTCGTAGCGGGCCTTCAAGTCGGAGAACACCTCCCTGTACTCGTCCACGGAATAGTAGCCGGAGCCGACCAGGGCGTAGTTGAACAGGTTGATGAGCTTCCAGTCGTCATGCCAGCCGAGCTTGTCAATCGCCATGTGGATAGCCTCATGGAAGATCGTCCGCTCGATAGCGTCCGCAGAATCAATGTTCTCCTTTGCGAAGATAAGGATTTTTTTCGTCTTTCGGTTATACAGGCCGTTCGATACCCTGGCCTGCTTTTCCTCGGAGAGTTTCAGCGCAGAATCGGTGGTAACGACCGTACCCTTCAATGCAGGATACTTGTCGAGAACGGAACTGACGGCACGCTTCGCAAAGTCGTAGGCCCCCTCGTCCTCGCGGCGGTCCTCGATGCCGGAGAAGAATCCGTTACCCTCGGTATCCATGTACTCGGCGCTGGTCTCGCCATCTTCTTCCTCGTCCACCTCAACGGCATCCACGCTGAACGAGCTGGTGGAGTTCTTCGCGAGTTCGGCATACTTGGCCTCCTTCTCGGCCATTTCTGCCTTCATCTTCTCGGTGTAGTCCTTGACGACTTCCTCCTGCTTCTGCAACTTTTCCTCGTCAGCGAACGGCTGGCCACGGCGTTTCATCATCAGCTCATTGTCAGAGTTGAGACGGGCGATGGTGCCTTCGAGGTTGGAGATAGCCTGTGTGAAGTATCTGCCCGTAGCGAACAGGCCGGCGAACTCCTGCGGTATGTCCTTGATGGAGTTCATACCGCCCATGATGTAGTGAGCGTCGATACCGATGGAAGGGCCTGCATACTCGATGCGGGTGCGCATCACGGTCTTGTAGGAGTAGGTCTTATCGTCATACTCCCTCGTCCTGTCGATGCTGACCTTAATATCCACGGGAACGCCGTCGAAGGTCATTGTGTAGTGCTTATCCTCGGTCGTGAAACCGCTATCGTTCCTGCGACGCTCGATCTGCGCACGCAGCGGGTCGGTAATCCGTTCCTTGACCGCCTCTGCCACCTGCGCCAGTCCGCTCACCTTGCGCCCCTCGATTACGATTTCCTTCACGGTGCCGTCAGGGAAGGCCGCCTTGACCTTTTCGAGATTCCTCTTGGCCTCGTCGATGAGCTGGTTATCGTAGTCGATACGGAGGCCGTTTTCCTTCAAGGTGCGCTCGATGTATATCTGGTCCTGGCGGTGCTGCTCCTTCTTGTTCCGCAGTTTGCGCAGTTCGCGCTCGGCCTGCGATTTCAGAAGGGCGTATTGACTGCCGGAGAGGACGGCCACAGGGTTGTCGAACTCGCCTTCCTCGGCTTCTTCCAGCACTCGGTTATCCATGCCGTTGGCCAGCAACGGCTTTCCGTCCATGATGGAATTGATGAACTTGCTCTTGGTGGACAGGCGCTGGTAGGCCGTGACATCAAGGGAATCTTCCACACCGAAACGGACGACGCGGACAGGTATTCCCCACTCCTTATGCAGGTTGCCCTGGCGCAGGATACGGCCATTACGCTGGGTGTAGTCCATCGGTCGGTTAGGAGCGTCCAGATGAGCCTCGAAGAACAGGCGTTCCTGAATGTTCACGCCAGTACCGAGGGTTGCGGTCGTTCCCATGATGACGCGCACCTCACCCGAATTGACACGGGCGAAGATTTTCTCCTTGGCGGCTGTGTTCATTCCGGACTTCATGATTACGATCTGTTCCTCCGGCACGCCAGCGTCGATGAGCTTGCGCTTGATTTCCTCGAAGATGTTGAATCCCTCGACACGACGGCCATTATTGGTATCGTAGTCCCAGCGACGGAAGTTGTCGCAGAACAGGGCCGCAGTACCCTTGTACCGCTCGCTGTCCTTCAAGGCTTTCAGCGTCTCGGTAACTGCCTGGTTGGTCTTGGAGTTCGGCTCGTCGGGTGCTTCCCTGTCCACAAGGCGCGGGTCGATGGCGGCCATCTTCGCAATGCCGAACATCGTCAGAGGGATATGGCTGTTCTCCTTCTTCTCCTTGCCGGACAGACCTTCGTACCACTCCAGCTTGGCGCGGACGGCGTTCATGATATCCACAAGGGAGCCGGACTGCGGCAGATAGATGTCGCGGGCCTGATTCACATGCTCGTTTCCGTCGGCATCGGTCCAGTTCTCCATCTTCGGCTGCTTATCCTCCAGCTTCTCGCCACCCTCGGCCACGGCATCCTCCGCGCGGACGGTATCGCAGACCGACCACCAGATGCGGATAAGTTCGGGCAGGTTGGTGTACGACGCAAAGCGGGTGTTCTCCTTGAACTTTCCGCTGGTCGTGAACTCCAGGCTCTGCGAGATATTGCCAAAGTTGCGGACAAAATCGTCGAAGTAGTAGATATGGTTCTGACGCATGATGTCGTCAGGCATCAGATACTTCATGAAGGTCCAAATCTCCGCGGCGGTGTTGGAGATCGGCGTACCAGTCGCAAACACGACATTCTTCCAGCCGGCCTTGTCGAACACGGCCCTGGTCTTGAGGTACACGCCAGCGGATTTCTTGGAGCCTGTCGCATCGACACCCTTCACGCCACGCTGCATGGCCGTGGAGAATCCGAGGTGCTTATAGGAGTGAGCCTCATCGACGAGCAGGGCATCAATGCCCATGTCGTCGAAGTTCGACACATCGTCCGTCTTTCGGTCGAGCTGACGCTTGGCCTTGGCGACGGCATTGTCGAGGGCCTTCGCCTCCTTCTTCGCGTCCTTCTTGCCCTTCTTGGGCGGTTTCTCGCCGAACTGGTATTCGTATTCGAGGTCCTCCAGCTCCTTTTTCAGTTGTCTCTCCGCAGTAGAGTTGCCAGCCTGCTTCGCCTGTTCGAGGATAAACTTCTTCTCGTCAATCTTCTCCTGTATGAAGGCCCGCTGGCGTTCCTCGCTGTCCGGAATCATCTCAAAGACGGACTGCGGGACGACGACCATATCCCAGTCGTTGTACTTAATCTTCGCATAGAAGGCAGAACGGCCCTCCACGGTGCGGTCAGCCTCGGATATGGTGAGAATCTTCGCATTGGGGTAGAGTTCCTTCGCGGAGCTGACGAACTGGCCCAGGGTCGCGTTCTGCACGACGATCATGGGTTTCTTCGCCGTTCCGAGACGGCGCATCTCCATAGCAGTAGCGATGAGCGTGAAGGTCTTGCCGGTGCCGACCTCATGGGCCAGCATCAGAGGCTCGGTAGTGCCACGGATGACCGCCTTGGACTGATGCAGACGGAGGTGGAGTTCCTTTCCGTTGTTCAGCTTGGTCGCCATACCCTCGAAATGAGCAGGGACGAAGGTCTCACGGATTTCCTTCGGCACGACCGCATTGAATGTGTCGTTATACACCTTGCCGATACGCTCCGCAAGTTCCGGCTTCTCCAGCATCTTCGCACGGCACCACTCCTTGAAGTCGTCCCGCATTTCGGACATCTTCACGGTGGCGGCCTGCGTCGCCTCCTTGTCGGTCTCGGTCACGGACTGGCCAGTGAAAGGGTCTTTCGATGTACGGGAGAACACGACCGAGGCATTGTTCATCGCTGCGATCATGAGTTCATGACCACGCTTGTCGATGTTCAGCTTGTCACTGCGGACACCGGCGGCTCGGTTCTGCTCCGTGCGGACATTCATGTCCCACTCGTTGTCCGATATGGCCCATGAACCGCCCAGCTGGAACGGCTTGAAGTTGTCATTGACACCGAACTTCTCCTTGGCGTACTCCGTGTAGAGTTCGACGGGCATCCAGTCGGAGCCGAGGGAGAACTCAATCAGGTGCGCAGGGATATCGGCAGGGACGACCTTCTCCAGAGCATTGATGTTGGAATCGTACTTGCCGTCGGTGTTATGCTCCTTGGCGTATTCCAGTTTCTCGCGGACATTACCCGACAGGTATTCGTATTCCACTTCCACACCGCCCGTCAGAGGATTCTCGAATCCGAGGCCGGTGGAGAGGATTTCCTGACGCACCACATCTTCGTCCTTGTGCAGCGCATTGGCGATGAACGGGATATCAATGCGTCCGAACTGGTTGATGGAGACGATAACGCCGTCCTTCGCGTCCTTCGGGGTAGGGACACGCTTGGCACCGAGGACACGACCGGAGAAGATACTGGTTTTCTTGACCTCGATCTTGACCTTGCCGTCGATGGATTTCTTCTCCCTGTAATCCTCGACCGCCGCGATGGACGGGAAGTCCACATCGTTGCGGAGGAAGGAAATAGCGGTGTTCCTGTTCAGCCTGGAATAGCGTCTCGCAAAATTGTCGTAGGCCCTGTTCAGCTTGTCAAGGAGAGGTTTCAAGCCAGCGTCCGACTCGTTCTTCAACTGGTAGTCCAAAACCTCGTTGATGGCCGTTTTAAGCGCATCGTAGTCTTTCAGCACCTGCGCCTTGGAGAATCCCTTAACCTTCTGCGAGTTCACACCGATAGGAACGGCCTTGCCGTTACGGGAAACGCAGATGTCGCCCTTTGAGTTGGTGACGAGCTGGCCTTCCTTGGTCGCGTTGGAATCCTCGACGACCTCCGTCTGCGTCTCGGTGCGCACGGCCTGTTCCTCGGCCTGCATGGACGAGAACTGCTTCACCCATTTCGCCAGCCGCTTGTTCTGGTCTATCTTCTCGGTGGGCCACAGGGCAGAGCTGGCGGGACGATAGGTGTCGTCATGCTCGAATCCGAATCCCATTTCACCGCCCATGTTCTCCGGATGTTCCGCGAAATAGGAGTTGATCTCCATGGCGGCCTTACCGGTCACAATCTCATACGCCCTGGTCTTGGGGTTCCACTCCCTCTTGTCGAGTTCGTAGTCCTCACGGCGGGATATGACCGTATCGGTTACATCTATGGCGTTGGG